TTCTTATTAGCCTCAGCTAACTGATCGACTTGTTTTTGACTGTCTTCAGCTTTAACTACAGCAACTGCCTTTTTACCAATTTCTGTGGTAGGGCTATTGCTAAACGCGTCTGGTGCTTTTATACCAAGTGTACAACTAGTTAAGAATAGAAGAGATAATAATGCAAACTTTTTCATACATATACTTATATAAAAAAGGGGAGAGATTTCTCCCTCCCCGTGTCCTTGCCAACAGCAATTAGTTAACGTCAATAACCTTCTTGCCACCGTTCTCTACCTTATTCTTTGGAAAGGTTAAGGTAAGAACACCGTCTTGTTGTACGGCTTTAGCTTTATCCAAGTTAAACGAATTGCTTACAGTAAAGCTACGGCTGAAAGTTTCCTCTTGCGTGCCACCTTTATGGATCACTTTGCGAGTACCTTCAATCGTTACCACTCTACCTTCTACAGTAACATTTGTTTTATCTTTGGATACACCAGGAAGATCCACCTCTACGGTGAGTTCATCCCCCTCTTTAAACCGAACAGTGTCTCCTGTACGGCTAACATCCCCCCAGAAGAAAGGATGGTTAAATTCCCTCTCTAAGACTGTGTCTAAGAGTGAGAATGGATTACGATATGTGCTAGGATTATAGTTAGTTAGTTTTGTCATAGCAATAATATTTATATGCTAAAAACTAACTAAATCAAATATTTTTTAAATTAACTTTTGTAACCTCTTAATGAGGAGACATATACGTATTAATTCCGGTTATCTTAACCTCTTCTACATCGTCCTCTCTACGTTCAATAAAGTATTGTTTAATAGCTTCAATAAACCCGTACGGTGCATTTTTAATTTCGAGCAAACCTCTATAGTTAACAAATAGATTTTTACCGAAATTATACTCGTAACCTTCAACTAGTTTTTCCCGTGCACCGTATTTACGGTTTTGTCTTGGTCCGTGATATTCGTGGTAAATGTTACCTTTTATAAAACCAGTCTTACCGTTTATGTACTTGTACATATTAGTTTTCCATTTTATAAATGTATTGGAAGTGTTTTCAGGCTTAAAAAAGTATGCTATTCTAGCAGCTGCCGGGGTTAAGTCTCCGTTAATAGTTGCGTATATTAATACTGTATCCCCACCACCTAAGAAATTGTAAGGATATAAACCACCACCTTCTTTCCATAAACTTCTATTAGCTGCAAAACCAAACCCGCTGTGGTGGGTAGGTATATTAGACCAGAAAGGTGTCTTTACAGAATCTTCAGTTAAGTTTTCTAAAGATAAAATTGACTTAGCAGTTCTTTCTATATTACCTCTACTATCTGTCCAATAAGCTGTTTCATATAACTGTACTAAGTTTAAACTGTCTAGTGCTATAGACGTGTCATCATACCAGTTTTGATTTTCAAAATATATATCATGATCTATCCAAGCAAGTTTAGTGTATTTACTTGGTACAGTTTTTTCAACTACATTAAGTAGTGCCTCTTTTTGAAAGCATATATTTTCTTCTCTGGCACCAATATGGATCCAGTTAGGACGATCTTTAGTTAAAAATGTACCGTTAACTGAAGCTTCCGCACCATACACAGGTATATTTAAAGCGTCCATTTGTCGTAAAAAACGATTTAGGTTTTGGTCCGGGCGTCTATAACCACACCAATTAAAGTGGCATAGTATTACTGCCAAATCGTCTCTCGTGTTCATATTATTATTTTAGACCATTTAAAATTTTAATCAAGTTTTGATAAATCTCTCGATTGCCCTTTTCAGAAAAGTGATTGACTAATCCATCTTCAGTATTATGATAGTTACTGTAATCTAATACGATGTTTTCATTTTCGTAATTAGTATCTCTTTTTAAATTGGAAATAATAATAGTTTTCTTATCTTTTAATATACTATTAATTTTTTCTCTTAATAATTGATATGTAGTTTCAAAATACTCAGGATCAAAATGATACTTGTAAAATAAAACCGCAGCTTTTAAAGATTTGTTAAAAATATTTTTTAACTTATTTGAATGATAGTCAATATCAGTATAAATTAAATCAGCATTTTTATGTAATTTATCACCGCTATGTATTGGGTGTTTTAATGTATTAACACGAAAAGAACCAGTATGAGATACAATTACCCAATCATAGTCGTTAAGGTTCTTAACAGATAATAATTGCTTATAAATCTTATATTCACAAACTCCCGCTTGAGCTATATTAGTTACTTCATATTGTTCGGCTAACAGCTCAGGCCAACCTTTGTAGTCGTTATATTTAACAGACCAATCGGCCGCGAAGCTGTCGCCTATAATAAGAATTTTTAACATAACCCACTTACGATTCGCAACTTGAGCAAGTTAATATTGAACGAGCAAGTTCTTGAGCTGGGTTAGCAGAACGTTGATAATAAAGGCTCTTAATACCGTTCTCCCAAGCAAATACTATTAGTTCGTTGACATCTTTCGGTTTAGTATTAGGTGGTATCATTAAGTTTAATGACTGACCTTGATCGATATACTTTTGACGTGCTGCAGCTTGAATTACTATTTCTTTCTGGCTGATTTCACCGAAAGTCTTGAACACTGCTTTTTCTTCTATAGTAAGAAACTCAAGATGTTGTACGGAACCACCTTTTACGAGAATAGACTTCCAGACACCCTCTGTATTCTTTTTCTTTGTTTCGAGTAAAGCTTCGAGATAAGGGTTCTTATATGTAAACTTGCCTTTAGCTAAGTCTTTTACAAAGTAGTTAGAGTTAAGAGGCTCGACTGAAGGTGAAGCTTGACCGAGAATAAACGAACTGGAGGTAGTAGGTGCTACAGCAAGTGTAGTTACATTACGACGACCGTAGCCTTTAAGTAAAGGTGGTTCACCGTATTCTACAGCCATTTGAGCAGTAGCTGCATCTGCTTTCTTACGAACAAAGCTCCATATTTGAGTATTGAGTAGCTTTGCTTCCATCGTTTCAAACCCAATCATCTTAGACTGAAGGTATGTGTGCCAACCGAGAGCACCAATACCGAGTGCACGCTGATTAATAGCGAAGTTTCTTGGATGTACCATAAACTTCATCTTTTCAGTTTTATTAATAAACTCAGTCATTACAGCATCAAGGAAGTATACTAATGTTTCTACTGCATCAGTATTCTTCCAGTTGTCCCACTGCTCGAAGTTAAGAGAAGACAAATCACAAACAAACGATTCTTCGTTATCGTTTGATAACATAATCTCCGTACAGAGATTACTTTGGTTAATTTTAATATTCTTATCTTTGTATACTTGTGGTGCTTGATTGTTGGCGTTATCAGTAAAGAAGATATAAGGATAACCAGACTCAAAGCGTTTCTTAATAACTAAACCCCAGATACGGCGCTTTTCTTTATCGCCCTCAATCATAGACTTTAGCCACTCATCAGTAACGCATACACCGATAGAAAGGTTTTGAATATCGTCACCTTCACTTCTAATCTTTAAAAACTCTTCAATGTCTTTATGATCGATAGGTAGGTACGCAGCAAATGAACCACGACGTACATTACCCTGTGAAATATAATCTGTTAACGTTTCAAATACAGTTAACTGATGATGTACACCAGTAGACTCTCCGCCAGATGAAATAGGTGCACCGCGTGGACGAATTTTACCGAAGTAAGCAGAAGTGCCACCACCTGCTTTTGACATAGTGCCTATTTCTGAAATCTTATACAGAATAGCATCCATATCATCGTCAATGTACGAACCAAAGCACGAGATAGGTAAACCACGGTTACGTCCAAAGTTTGACCAAATAGGAGAAGCTAGGGAATAAAACCCTTGATGCATATAACTTTCAAACTTATCTGCAAAACCTTTTAATTTAAGATACTCTTCAGCTTTTTCAGCAATATCCCTGATACGTTGTTCAGCAGTTTCTCCGTCTAGGAGGTAACCGCGTTCAAGGAATTTGCGAGAGTCGCTATTCAGCCAGTAAATGTTCTTGTTACTCATTTTTATATATTATACTATACTTTTTATTAAAATAAATCGTCTTCTGAAAAGCTTTGTGACTTTTTAGAGTACTCTACAGGACGAGAATGGAAGAAGTCGGTCATATTGTTACCGAGTAATTCTTCGTTAAACCAGGAAATATCTTTGAGAAGCTTAGAATCCGTTTCATACACCTCTGGAAAACCGATACCTCTGAGAGATTCGTTAATACGGTCTTTTACAAACTCTTTAAGATGTACTGCAGTCAATCCGTCTTCATTAATACCGTTAACCATCCAATCGATAATTTTTGCTTCGCTTTCATACGCTTCTTTAGCTTCGGCAAGAATTCTCTCTGTAAGCTCTTCATCAAAAAGTTCTGGATACTCTTCTCTAATAGTATTAATAATCTTCATGCCAACTAATGCATGAATATGCTCTTCGTTACGAGTGTATTTAACTTGTTGGTCAGTATCCTTAAGTACGTTTTTATTGCGTGCAAACCAATTAATAATATAGAACTGGCTCATTAATGAAACATTCTCTACAAATAGAGTAAAGAGTATAAGTGCGTAAAGGTATTGTTTCTTAGAGTCTTTATAGTAACGATGTGTATATTTTTTAAGATACTTAACGCGGCCTTGAATCCATTCCAATTTAAGATTTTCTTCAAATATATCTTCAAGGCCAAGTACAGTAAGCAGTCTTTCATAAGCATTGTTATGAATCACTTCTGTATTAGCCATTACGTAGCCGAGATCCTGTAAAGACGGGTGTGGTAGGTTTTCGCCGAGTTTAGCCCAGAATGTTTTTACCGCTACTTCGATTTGACCAATAGCGGATAAAGTACGAATAACAATCTCTCTTTCTTGATCATTTAACTTAACTTTAAATTGCTGTACATCTGACTTAAAACTGAACTCTTTGTGAGTCCAAAAGCCATTATGCATGGATTCGATAAATTCCTCTGTCCAAGGATAGTGATTAGGTTTACGAGAGATTTGTTCGTCGAATATCATAGTTTTATTACAGGGAATATTATTTACGTATTGTAGGTGTTTTTACATTTTTATCTCTAAGAAAAAAAATATTTTTCTTTCGCCAGTGCGCTTGACTGAGTTATAAAAGTTAGTTCTTCTTATTATATAATTCTAACTTTTTCACAATATACCGTACGATTTCACTACGTACAATATCTGCTTCTGTTAATGTAAAGACATGTATGCCCTTTTCACGGCTTTCAGCATCATTAAAGACGTTACACATCTTTTCAAATCCTGATTTACCGTTAATGTCGGATTGCATTGGGTCTCCGCAAATAAATAGTTTACTGAATTGACCTACACGGGTCAACAAGGTAGTTAGCTCTCTAAATGTACTATTTTGAGCTTCATCCATTATAATGGCTTTAGCATTCCATGAAAGACCACGAAGATACCCAGTTGGTTTACCCTCTACCCGTCCTTCTTTCATAAGCATATTAATATCTGCTTTTACTAATAGTTCATCAAGCTTCTCCATTAACGGTTCAAGATAAGGGGATAGTTTTTCAGCTGCATCTCCTGGGAGATATCCCATTTTATTATCTGAACTCTCAACTATACTACGAATATATATTAAGTCAGAAACCTTTTTTAGGTTTAATAATTCCAAAGCAACTAATG